CCCGTCTACTAAGACTTTACCATAAAATTCTGGTCTTACCATTTTCTTAGCATATCTAGTCATAACACCTTTTCTTGGAGTAAAGTTGTTAGGATCATATACTAATGGAGTCATAATAAGTGGAATGTATGGAGAATAAACAGCACCTGTTTCTAGGAACTGTGATCCTCTATATCCCATTAGAATTGCATTTTCAGTCATATATGGGTTTTTGTAAACTTGGAATCTATTATTAATAGCACCAACTTTTTGTACACCCATTGCAAACTGCATTTTGTCGCCATCTGTATCAGCAGCATATCCTGGAATTGATTCTAAGATAGTTGCAACAGTTGGAGAACAAACTAGGAAGTTCGCTCCACCTCTTAATGTTAATTGGTGAATTTTATTACTTACTTTTTGTATCTGAGTTCCTAAAGTTTGGAACCAAGTACCTTGGTTGTAAGCTTGTCCTGAAGTAGCATCATCAACAAAGTTTCCTACTGCTGAATCAAACTTGAATCCAATTCTAGCTGACCAATGAGCAGTTGTTTGTGCATTACTCATTAACATATCTAAAATTTCCATATCAATTTCTTGAGATACATACTCAGATAACATAGAAGTTAATTCAGCTTCTGCATCAATTGAGTGATATGCATTCAAGTCTTGAGCAAATTCTGGAGACCAAACTGCTTTTAACTTTCTAGTTTTAGCAACGATCGCTTCAGATCTCATTTCAAGATTAATTTCTGGAATATCCAATGTACTTGTATCAGCTGAATATTGATTAGGAGCTTTGTTACCAGCTACATCTTCAAAATCGCCTCTATCACTAGCAGTTGGAGCTTTATGATAAACTACAGAGAATCTATCAGCAGCAGCAATAACAACATCAGCAACAAACTGAAGTGTATCATCTGCACCAGCTCTTTTTACTAATTTAGTAAATTCTGGATAAATTTGCTTGATTGGAGCATTAGTTTCGTTAGTTAAATTAAACGCTCTAACACCTTCTAAATCAGCACCACTTAAGTCAGAAACTTTTACTTCTACAGTTGCAATAGTACCTGTAGCAGAACCAGTAGTTGCTAAAAACTCAGCATTGAATCCTACATCAGCAACATCTACTGAACCTGTAACAAATTTAGTAGTTGATACTACAGTTGTTGCACCTGGATCAGTTTCAACAGCTAATAATGATGAAGTTACGTCGTTGATAGTATAACCATATCTACCAGCACCATAAAGACCTTCAACAGCTGTATCAGTTCCATTACCTCTTGCAAGGTCAGTTACACCAAATACAGAATCAAGTTGAGATGTTCTTCCAGATCCTTCTAGGAAATCGTTACCACCTGCAACATTGTCACCTGTATTACCTTTTGAACCATATTTAAAGTCTAAGTAAAATACTAGACCTGATGGTAGGTTCATTGGTTGAACTGAAACGAAGTCTTTTGCAGCAATTTCTGCAAAAATTCTTCTTACTAATGGAAGAGCTACACCCGACCATTCTTCAGCACTTCCACCAGTACCAGTTGCGTTAGCTTCTGATACTAATTGCTTAGCTTGATTCTCTAATAGAACCGCCATGCCTTTTCTTTCTACCTCGTTATTCATGCCTTCTAAAAGACCTGTCTTTTCCCACTTCTTTTCAAGTTGGATAGACACAGCATTTTGGTTAGCTTGTGAATCAGTTGGTAATAATGAATTAATGTTCATTTTCTTTTCTCCTTTAATTTTAGAGATTAGCTAACTTTTTCCATCTTGCCGCTAAATCATTTCCTTCAGAAATTACTTTCTTACTTGGAGCAGTTGAAGCGCTAGACTTTGAAGCATAGCTTTCTTTGATTGATCTTTTTGTTCTAGAAGTATTCAAGTTGAATGATTCAGCCAATGTAGTAAATACTAATTTAACTTCACGTAAATTCGCCGCTCTGTCAAAGTTTTCAATTACTTTCATTTTCTGATTTTCATTCATTGAATGATTTCTAAACAATTTGTTTGAGAATAATAATTTTGCATTTAAAAGGTTAACTTCATTAATTTTAGACTTTAAAAATCTAATAACATCATAAGCTTCTTTAAGCTCAGCGCTATCTTTTTCCATGTCTTCTTCTTCTGTAGTTGTTTCTTTTTCGCCCTCTTCTTCTTCTCTCAATGCATTGATGATTTCATCTAAATTGATGTCTTCATCTACGTCTGATGACTTTTCAGCTTCTTCTGTAGTTGTAGCATCGTCTTTATCAGACTCTTCTGCTTCATCTAAATCAGAAGTTTCTTTCTCGCCTCTACCTTCTTCAGCTACTGGAGCTGGTTCAGTTTCGGTTTCAGATCCCATTTCATCTTCAAGCTCTTTTATAATAGCTTCAAGTTCTAGACTATCTTCATTAGTAAACATCTCGTCGTCACTTTCTTCTACAGAAGTAGTATCGTCAGACATGTCTTCAGAATGAACATCAGTTGGATCTTCATCTTCATCATTCATTTTTCTACCTTCATCAGCTACAGGATTTTCATCGGCTACAGGTTCCATTTCTTCAGCTGCCATTTCTGGTGCTTCCATTTCTGGTTCTTCTGTTTCCATTTCTTCTTCTTCAGCTAATTTAGCAGATAACATTGATTGAATTCTTGGGGTGAACGCTTCCTCTAATGCAATTTTTGCATTTGCAAGTGCTGTTTCTCTTACCGCTTTCGCGTCAGCAATCGCTTCTTTTAGCAAGTTATTTTTTGCCATAGTTGTTCTCCTCTTATTTAATTTGGAAATAAGGCTATTAAGAGCCTCAATTGGAGTACATCAAGTACTCATAGATATTTAGTTGAGTGACCGTATATTGGAATACG